TGGATTCGCTGCAGGCTGAACCTCTTCCTTAAACTCAATCTCAAGTCCACTCATCTTTTGAACAGTAGCCTCCAATAATTCATGGAGCCCGTCACTATCTGGGTTAATGGCCATAGCATCAATATAAGGCTTCAATGCGTTGAGTAAACCTACTAAATCTCTTTCGGTGAACGGTTCAAAAGTAAATAATGGGTATTCTTCCACCTGCCAATTAAGATCTGTTAGGTATTTGATTTCGTCCTGGTAGAGTGCTGCGAGGTCTTCATGCACACCGTCCAGTATAAGCTTCATAACATCTAAATGGGTTTGGCTTTGACTATAACTACCACTCGCTTCCATCTGGCCCATGATAAGGCTTCCTATTCCCATGCGCCTGAATATCATCATATCCACGTATTGAATAGCACGTTCAAATCCTTCGCCACGATGGGCGCTTTCAAGTACCATGGCATCGTCTTCAGCACCTATAACAATGTTCTGTCTTCCTTCTCTTACACCTTCAAGCATATCCAATATGCTGTTGGCATCGCCTCCAGCCCCTGCTTTCCCTACGAGGGTTGGAGATTCGTGTTTCTGCAGGTAGATGGCCCACCATTTCATGAGCTTCTTTTTCATATACCATAAGTTATAAAGCTCTTTAAGGTTGCTGCTGCCGTATTTGTTCCCGAACATCTCATTATAAGTATAAATCATACACTTATCGGCGGGAATCTTATTATCTCCAAGGTCATTAATGGACTGGATTACCTCGGTAACATTACCATATTCATCATAATTAAAACAATCCTCAATAGTTGCTATGTCTATGGATTTGAAACGATCCCATTCCACCTTATTATCAGTTTCATTATAACGGTAAACCTTCTCGCTCACTGCGTATCCGTAGATTAGGGCTGAATAGAAGTCCTGCCTGGTTTGTCTGAAGTTTATGCTGAGGTTTTTTAGGTTCTTTTCTATGAATTCCGCTATCTCTTTATCTTCATCACTGTCAGTGGCTGGGGTGATTACGGGTTTTTTTGATAGTAGGGTTTTCCTGATGATGTCTATTCCTGTTGCTATTTGGGGATCCTTGAGCATATCATTATAATCATCATACCTGTACTTATCTGGGTTGTATTCGCCGCCGTACATGCTGTCCAGCCATGTTCTGCTGTTGTCTCTTTTAGATTGTTGTTCAAACAGCCCTTTGGGTAGTTTGTCGCTTACGGCTGCTTTTATCCGTGTTGTTATTGTTGTGAAAATGCTCATATACTATGATCCCCTTACTTCTTTGCAATAAATTCTAATAAACTTGTAACGTGTAAAAATTACCATATTTCGTAATAACTAAAATCAATAACCAAACCCTTACCCTTCATAAACGTTGTGAAAGTACCTTTATTAAAAAGGCCTTTATGCGCTTCCAGGTACTCATCAAGTGCATTCTGGATTGTCTTTTTAGTATGCGGGGTTTTTATGATGTAATCCCCAATCCTATACGTTCTTATCTCTTCAATCTGCATAGTCATATTTCCTTTTACTAATCGCATAACTACTACCAGTATATAACTGGGCCAATCCCAACGCAATCTCTGTGGCATCTAAAAGGTCATCATGTCGTCCCTGTGGGAAATGGACGTATTCATTAACAAAATCATTATAATTAGCATGATTAATTGGTATATGGACTATACCATTCTCAAATAATACAAAGCCACTGGTAATCCTTGTCACCTTATCATTAACCCGTTTAATCGGTTTAATGTTTAATAATCGTTGCTTGAGTACTTGTTGAGGTAATGCACGTTGATAAGCCACATCCTCAATCCCTATTACTTGTGGTTTGTACTCATCAGCCTTCCTAATCACTGCTTTTACTTGAGTTGGGAAATCAATATGTTCATGGGTCCAATCAAGGACATAGATATTGTTATCATCAGGGTCAAGGGCCACTGTGCAGCTGCAAGTATAATCAGCGGTTTCTTTTTCGCTGATTGCTAAGTCCCATCCCTGGAATACTTTATATTGTTTCTTTGTGAGGTCTATTGGTGTATCATAGGTGGTGATCCATTCACGTTTCAATAATCCACCTTTCGCTGGCTGTGGTCTTTGCTGATAAAGGGCGCTGAACCAGTATTCACCAACCTGGGCCTTAATTTCATTCAACCTTTTGATGGGGTATCGTTCTGGCCATAAAGCCTCGCCAATCTCCCTTCCGAGTGGGTCGTCTTCCTCTGCTATTGCAGGGAGGTTAAGGACAGTCCAATCCTCTTTGGATTCGCTTAGGATTCTTCCAGCGAGATCATCTTCATGCCAGCGGGTCATAATCAATATCACAGCACCATCAGGCTCAAGCCTTGTATAAGCGGTACTGTTATACCAGTCCCACGCTTTATCACGCATGGTTTGACTGTTGGCCTCTTCAGCATTCTTCACAGGGTCATCAATAATTAATACGTCTGCTCCTTTCCCTGTGATAGGCCCACCAACACCAGCGGTCACCATACCGCCTTGATGGTCTTTGATGTTCCACCGGTTACGTGCTGCGGACTGGTTGTCTATTTCTATATCAAAATCTTTACTATGCTCAGTTAATATGTTACGGCTTTTGTAGCCCCATGTTGCGGCAAAATCAGCCTCATAACTTGTTAATATAATACGTTTATTTGGGAACCGCCCCAGAAACCATGAAGTAAAATATTTAGAAATTGTTTCACTCTTCGCATGACGTGGAGGCATAAACACCATAAGGCGCTTTATAATGCCATGAGCCACATCTTGAAGGTAATCATCCAATGAAACTAAATGTGGTGGTCTTAAATATCTTTTATTAGAATCAATATAAGCTAATGTTAATGGACTAATCTTCTTTTGACTGGATTCTTCTAATAAGCTCTGCGGCAAGCTTTGAAGATTCTGGATCATTGAGGATTGGTTGTAATTCATGCTTAACCTCACCCTTAACTTCCTGCTTTAATTCTCCACTATGCTCAAGTTGAAGTTTATCAGGCTCATTGAAACGTGGATTAAGAAGCGTTAAAAGATATTTCTGGGCCTTCCAATCCTTACTTTCCATTATCTTCTTTAAATGTTTTTTAGCTGCAAATGCTTTGGCGGCTTCTATCTTCCGACAAAATTCACTCCACTTGTTTTTACGTTTGGATTCTCTGCCTCTTTTCATCCATCTTTCATAAGTTCGGCCGCTTACTCCATATAATTCCACTGCGGTTGCTGGAGGTATGCCTTCTTTGATTGCCTCAACTATTTTATCACAGAGGTCATCGTTTAGTTTTGTCGGTCTGCCTCCAGGCATAATAATCAATACCTTTATATATTATAAAATGTAAGTATCTACTGTCTATGGGGTGTATCGATAATGCCTTTCGGCATCCCATAGGCATTAATATTAAAATCCTCTAATCACATATCCCATAAGTCCAGATAATAACGCTGCAAACACTATCATTATTATGGCCTGGTTTTTCCCTATACTGTTCTCGATCTGTTTTTCAGCGGAATTCTTGAAATCTTTTAGTGATTGTATTTCTATTTCCTGTTTACAGGGATGTCCTTCCTCTAACCGGCTTAGTATTACTGCGTTTTGTTTCTCTATTTTTGATAGGAGTTTCCACATTCCTTTTAGTTCTTGTATGTCTTTTTCGTGTTGTTTTACTTGTTCTCTTATTGCATCCATGCCCAGCCCATCCGTCCTATTTATGCCTTTCATTTAAATCCAAAAATAAAAAAAATTAGTGGTTTGTTGATTTATTCTTCTACTGGTTTGGGTTCGTATCCTGACTGGAAAAAGTTTACAAATTCACTTATAATACCCAGTGCAAGGGTTACGAAGACAGCTTGTTCTGCCGGTACCATTGGCAGTATTGCGTTTAATATGGTTCCTGCTATTGCTAATACGAATAGTATGGTTGTTATTTGGTTTGCATTCATCAAAATTCATCTCCTATTTATTGTTGTCCAATGTTGTCCATCATTTGTAGGTGTATGGATGGCTTTTATCTATTCACCATCCATTATACGATAGGATTTATCGTTTTAGTGATAAGCCCGTAGGCATATCCTCTTAAATAAGGGCCTAATTATTGGCCCTTATGGGGTTAAATAATACTATATATTTTGTTTAGTCATCAAGTGAATTGATGCTCGTGAAAAACTCTATTCTTTTATTCTTAGTTCCCTTAAAACCCTCGCCCGCTCAATGTCTAATTCGTCATATTTTTCTTTGACTTCTGGATATTCCCAGTAGAGTCTTAGGCGTTCTAATTCAAGGGTTAAATAGAACAGTTGGTCTTCTAACTGATTAATCATGGTTACTCACCACTCTTGTAAATAGTTATTCATACCATCTCTTTTCAGGCCACCATCGGCCTTCTTTCAATCTCTTATAAAAACCATAAGTCCGTGGAATATCTTCTTGATCTTCAATATGGTTTATCCTTTGTCTTTCTTTTTCGATGCAATCAGAACATAAATAATCATGATCTGGATCTATTTCGTTTATTCCACATTTGTAACAATACATAATAACACAACATATTAAATGTTATATACTCTTATCACCTACTACTGTAGTCCTAAAGTAATATCCTCATATTAATCCAAACGCCCTCTTCTTCTCCTGCAATAACTTATGATACTTATCCCAATCAATCCCATCCTCCATTACTGGGACTTTGGGTAATTTCATAGTGCCAACTTCAAATTGATTAGATAATCTTTTTTCACTATATAACCTATTTCTGTAATTTGCTAATTCAAATTTATCTCTATTTTTAATCTTCTTTTGGTCAATTACCTTCTGCTTTTCCCTTTTAGCTTTAAATGAACAAATATCAGTACAATACTTTTTATTACCTCTACTATTCTTCAAAAATAATTTATCACATATAGGGCAAATTTTTATAATACTTCTTTCCATGTTATATCTAATCCCTTCATGAACTCCCTTTTGTGGACATCGTGGCATTTATACACCTTCCTTTGTGATTATAAACAGCTTATCTAAAACCAATCCACAATCAGGGCATAATATTTCTCCATGTCTGCAATCTGTTATGGTAACATTACAACCACATTCACAAGGTTTACTCTCTTTTACTTTTAGTAATGGCCTACTACGGGGAGAATCAATAACCTTCTCATCATTACTGTTTTCTACAATCAATCGAGGATTTATTATAACACTTGTGGGGCCATCTATCTTTTTATGGACATCTACATCAAAATTATGATTATAATCATGGAACCTATCAAAAAAACTGTTATCTACTATAACCTTACGCTCCACATATCTACTGCTTAACTGTATATTCTCCACAAAATATTCTGTTCTCTGTTTACGTGATTTAAATGGTATTGTAATTTCTATATCTGGTTTATATGGACACGTTCTTATTTCAGTTACTGTTGCTCCACATTCAGGACAATGAGGTTTACCACTCTTTATTTTAGCTGGAAATAAATTCTTTTTAGGGTCATAGAAATGTGTTAAGTTTGATCCTTCCTCTCTTGCACTAAAACCTGTTATCCAGTTAGGGCCTTGATAACCGAAACTACTACAAAAATCTGATTCTTGATACCCATGCCATTCTGGGCCATATTGATCCATGTATTCTTTTGTTTCAATATATAGATCATATTCTTCTATTGTGTTAAATTCGTCTAATTCAAATGTGAAATAAGGATCCGATGCCATTGCTATTATTTTGTTATGTCTTAATGCGTCTGCAAATATTTCCCTTTGTATTGGACTTACATATTCATATAATGGACTTACAGCTTCAATCATCCTTAATCCTCCTCTGACCCATATATTCATTACTTGCCATTTCTTTACTTTTACATGTCCAGCATTTACCTAACTTTAAGTCAATTTCTCTTTTTTTACACACCGGACAAATCCTTTTTTCATTAAATCTCATCTGCTTTCCCTCACAAAATACTGCTTACAAGCCTCACAATAATATTTCACCCCATTCCTGTAACGCTCCACAACATAGCTCCGTCCATGTGTATTACATATCCTGCAATATATAGGCACGTAAACCTTTTTATTCCTTTTAAACATAAAAGGCATCATCCCACTCGCTCCATTATCATTATAAATCTATTGCTCAAATCCTCCAAATCATTATCAACAATAATCTCCTGGACCATCACCACATTATACCCTTTAATCTTATCCCTTATCCTGCTGATAGGGGTGAACCTATTCTCCCATTTAAGCGCAGTTTCCAATAATAAATACTTCGGCTGTGCACATTCCAATATCTCCAATACTGATTTTTGGAGCGTTGGGCTTTCATAGGGGCTTTCATGCACATCACCAGCACCCATACCAAACACGAGGAGTATGTCCACAGGGAAGGGGTACACCTTCACAATAGACACTATTTCATCGTCCTTATTATGCAGAAAAACTGTCTTCTTAGTGTTAGGTCTTAGTAATGTTTTATCGATATCATTCCCCATATACAGCCAGTAATCATCTTCAATATAGTCTAATATCCTTGAGCTTCCACAGTTTAGATCTACTATTATCTGGTTTTCTGTTTTGCATTTTAGGAAGTCTGCTGCTATCTGGAATCTTTTATCTAACTTCTTGGATTGGAGATACTCATGGGCCATTATAATACCTCAATTCCTAAATTATCATTTTCCATTAAAAATCTTGGATTATAAATTGTAATATAAGTATATTTATTCCCTTTTTCAGGCATTGAAATATCATCAGCTTTAAAATCTT